GAGCCTACTTTTGCGAGCCTCACAAGCAGCGACTCTGGTGGGGCCGTACGGACACCCATCCGCGTCGGGTTCAGTGGTCTGACCCCGGCCAGCCCGATCAGGTGGGAGCAAATAACTATCTCGACTTCACTGATGAGTCTCACGGATCAGTCGGGGATGTCATCACCGGGCTCTATGGCGATTTCGAGGGCATGTTGGTCGTGTTCCAAGAACAGTCCATCTGGACCATTAGCGGCAGCGGGCAAATTGTAAATGACATTATGGATTGGCGACGGACGCGGTCCAATGCCGTTACCGGATGTGTCTCACATCGTGCCATTGCCTCGGTCCCGGCTGGAGCTGTTTACACTGATGCGTCAGGGGACACCTCGACGACTGGCCGGGTCATGCTGGCCTACTTCACGCCGCTGGGCGATATCCGCCTGTTTGACGGGCAGAACGACATCATTATTTCGACGCCGGTCAAGACCACCCTGGGGACGTTTCTCTACGACAATCGGGAGAAGATTCACGCCACCCATGATATCGAAAACGGCCATGTTGTCTGGTTCTGGCCCGGACCTGCCGTGGGAGCCGATGCAGAGGAGTGCAACCAGTCGGTGGTCTGGAACTACCGCTGGGGGGTCTGGTATGTGTGGCCCACGATGCCCATGGCGTGCTCCACGACCATTGAGACGGCGGGAGACGCGCAACTGGTGCTAACCGGAGAGGCCCAGCTCACCAAGGGCGGATTCTGTTACAAGTTCTTCAGTGGCGATAGTTTTGACGGCTCAAACATTCCCGCACGGTGGATCACCAAGGTGCTCTATGGGACAGATGGTCAAGAGAACCTCATGGCGTACATCAAGCGGTGGCGCTGGCTCGACATCATTGCGGAGGCAGACACGGATGTGACGCTGACCATCGAATGGATGGCCGGGAACTCCTCTGACGAGGCAGTCGGAAAGGGCGCAGCGAGTCGCAATCTCCTCCCCGTGGGGTTGCAGTTAATTACGAGCGACGGGAACGGGCTGGAGACGGCGGCGAACTCAAATATCACCGTCTCCGATGACTCCGTACAGAACATCATCAATCTTGAGGGCACGAACGGAAACTACGTACAGGATGTCGGATTCCGCGTGCGGATTAGCGATGATGCCGCCGATGGCAGCTGGAGCCTGGAGGGGATGACGCTGGGGTATCAGGTGCTGCCGGGAGCGACACGGAGATTGCAGGACTAATGGCTCAGCGTGTCAGTATCGGGAAGCTGCCCCCGCAGCCACGTTTTGAGATACCAGAGCGTCCGCCTGATTGGACGCCGACTCTATCCGAGGACCCCGGACTCCTCCAAGGGCTATTGAATCGACTGGTCATCCCCACGAAGCGAGCGATGAATACGGCAGCGGACGTCATGCTTGGCTCGACGCCCGAAGAACAGGCCGAAAACGCCCTCATGAGTCCAATGGGCCTTGGGACCGCTGCAACAACAGGGCGTCGAGAGATGAGGCGGCTGCTCGGGGGGGCTCTGGATCGCGTGCTTCCTGGTCGCCGTCGTCCCCCGTGGTCTGTGTATGGGGGGCCACCTCGTCCAGTGGGACAGAAAGGTGCCGATCCGAACCTGGCTGTGCCGTTTACGCCGAAGGAGTTGCGGGAGATACAAGAGTGGATACGAAACCCGTATCTGCAAGAGCCACCGATTCCGCGACTTAACGAATCCGAGTGGGATGACGCCCAAGAGCAAATGGGCTATCTGATGGATGATTGGGCAGCAGGTCCCACTGAGAGGACTCGCCGTGATCTGGATGAGATTGGAAGGAATACCGAGTTTGGCCGACACTATCTCGACAGATTACACGAACTCCTGCGAGAGGTGTACCCCAGTGGGCAGGTGCCTCTGTATCGTGGGATGGGAAAGGACGAACTAGAGACAATTCTTAGGCACGGCGATTGGTTGTCACGGCAGAGCCAGCTCGCGCCGAAGAGGCCGGAATGGCTGTCCACACGTTCATCGCACCACGGTCTCAGGGTCCCTACCTCGGAGCCCATGCTGCAGTCCTTCTCACTGAGCCCCAACATGGCTCGTTCTTTTACCAAGCCCGCATCGGTCGCCAGACACCAAGGAACCGAAGCCGGCGTCTTATATGGCGGGGTGCCAATCGAAAACATTAGAGGCCATATACGGTCACCAACTATGCAGGAAGAAGAGCTGATTGTCGACGTGCTTCCGCGTAGACGTGACTTGATTCCAGACTGGAAGGTTGGCCGTCCGCGCCGTTGGGGCGAGCCACCACCCCCCCATTGGGGAAAAGTGCGTCATGCAACGTATTGGCAGAATGTTTTCGAAAATATGAAGGTGCCCGATGATTTGCCGCGTCTGAGGGGATCTGACGATGACGCGGATGAGGTGCTGTTCCCCGGATTCCTGACACTCCTGCGGACCCTCAAGTAATGGCTCGCAGCAACATCCCGCTGACGTTCCAGACGCTCGACTTTGCGCGAGTGCGGGAGGAGTCCGGGGTGGCCACGGAAGAGTCCATGCGGTCCCTGTATCTCTTCTTGGAGGACACGCGGCAGCGGTTACAGGCGATGGAGCAGCAGTTCGGCTGGCAGGACGTAGCCTTCGCCGCCGGGAACTTTACCGCTAACAGCGGAACATGGACCGTGGCGAGCGCAGACCAGCAACTCTATCGCTACACCAAGATTGGTCGGGTCTTGAGCCTGAACTTCTTCTTGGAGGACACCACGACCGGGTCTGGGATGGGCACCCAGTTGCGAATCAAGATGCCGTTGGGGATGAAGGCTAGCGCCACGACCTTTATGGGGCCGCTGATTGTGCGGGGCAGCGTCGAGACGGAGGGCTATGTCACGACCGAGGGCACGGACACGCTCTACTGCTATCGCACCGACCATGCGGCATGGCCGTCAAGCATCACGAATGACGTCGATGTGCGTGGGACAATAACGTGTCAGGTCGCGTGATGCCACAACGACAGGTCCCCGTAACGTTGCGGTCGCTCAGGCAGGAGGACATGGAGGTGCTTCGCGCGTGGTATGGGGAAGACCGAGAGGGCTTAGAGGTCTTCTTTGGGGTGCCGTTGCCGTCTGAGGAGGAGTATCGCCGCCAGTTCGGTCGGCTGTTTCAACGGATTCAGGCGTATTCTGCGCGGATGTTAATGGCCGAGTTCAAGGGTGAGCCGATTGGGTTTGTGCTGGTGACGGACGTGCCAGCCACGCTGGAGGTTGGGCGTGTCCATATTTATCTCCAGCCGACGAAGCGCCGTTATGCCCTTCGCGTCGGAGAGGCGGGCATGGCAGAGGTTGAGAAGATGGGCGTAAAGACCGTGTTCCAGAATGTTGCAGTGGATAACTCGGGCGCTATCAAGCTAGGGCAGAAGCTCGGGTTCACCTCGTCGCCCTATCTCACGATCATGAAGGAGTTGCAGTAATGGGGGGAACGGAAGTCTTACTGCCGTTGATCTTGGGCGGCATGGGTGCGGCCGGGTCAATGATGTCAGGTGGGGCGCAAGGCAAATTAGGGGGCTATGGGCTTGGAGGCGCGGACAAAGCTCCAACTCGCGGGTCTGTTGACCCCACGTTACTTGGGAGAGTCCTTTCGCCAATCGAACAGATGGCGGGGGTGGCAACGGGCCGCGCCCGAAAGCCAGTCACGCTGCCGGGAGCATTCGTGCAGCCGAACCCCATGTTCAGTGGTGGGGGGATGCCGATGGGGATTGGGACGACCGCCGTGGACCCCGCGTTACAGCAACCCCATCTCCTCGGCCTTCCGGGCGTAAATATGGGAGCGGGACCGCTCTCTGACAACTATGAGGCGTTTTATCCTACCCGTTGGGAGGGTGAGGTCGAACGAAATCCGTGGGGTACTGTGGAGCAACCCTTTCCGCAATTACCAGAATCGGCCGGGGGGATGCCGCAGTTGCAAGGGGCGCTGGAGATGCTGGGCGTCCATTCTGACCCCATGGGGAATCTGACGCACGGGGGGCAGGGAATCTTTAGGGGGGCCGGCCCCTCCCCCGACCCAGACCCAGACCCAGACCCAGACCCAGGCCCTACAAGAGACCCAGATTTGACAGTAATTAATGACCCAAATGAATGCTCCGACAAAGGCGGTGAATGGGACCCATTTCACGGGTGTATTCCTGTTGAACCTGACGATCCGGGGGGACCCAGCACTTCGGGCCTTGGACCCTCGGCCAACAAACGAGTTTCCGGGATTCAAGGTGGGCTGGACGACGCTGCCAATCCGACAGGCAAATGGAGCGGCTGGCAGTTCCCGGATCAGATGCGGAAAGAAGCAAGGAAGATACCGGGTTCTCAGATAGGACAGTCGAAGTTCTGGTCAGGCGGCTGGAGTGGCGACGAGCGGAATCAAACAGGCTGGCCGGGGTCGAAACCTCAGTGGGGAAACCAGAATCCGTGGGGAGCATCACCAGACCTTGGCACCAACGTGTCTGCGCCTCGACGCGGTGCGCGGCGACGGCAACCCCAGTATCCACCTCCCCCTCCGGGCACCGGGTGGCTCTAGCCGCGTTGCGTATGGCAACCACGTAAAGGACGAATCTTATGGTATGGGCGGGACCGAACGGCCAACGTGGGAAGCGGCAACCGGGACCTATTATGCAGGACGATGGGTCTGTCTTAAATGATTTCGGGGGATGGGAACCCGAACGCGGCCAGACGGGAGGGAACCCAGGATGGAACCTGCAAGATGGGGGACTCCAACATGGGGGAGGACTGCGCC